GATGAATAAGTAATGACCCTAGTTTTTTATGATTAGGGTTTCTTAATTATGCAGAATGAGTAGATGTAAGAAAAGATAGTAAACAAATAACATTAAGTTATTGAACACCTGATTATAAATATTTATGACCATTAACTACACTTGTTACTTGATATATTGTAGCTACTTTAGATAATTATTTAAGAACTCATTTAGATTGAAATATTACAAGTAGTGAAGAATCAAATATATTCTGAAGTGATGTAACCGGAGATGTAGTTATAAATTTATGAGAAGCCTTATATAATATATGAAATATTACAACACCTGTAGCAAACTATGGGTATGTTTTTGGTGCTACAAAATTATATAAATGGGTTTATAATTCTGCAACTGCTAATTTATGAATATATGATACAACTTCTTTAGTAACTACTTGAAGTTTTAGTAGTGCAACTTGATGGACAGTATGAGCTAATTGGTCAATTTCTTGATGATTAGCAACACATACTACTTGAAGTATAGCTTGATTATCACAAACATTAACTACAGTAACTTCACAAGTATATAGAATTAAAGTAGTATGCTGAACTATTACGGCTGATAGTTGTCAAATACAAATGTGATGAGCCAATCAATATACTTTCACATCTGCTGATAGTGGATTAACAAAAGTATTATTATATACAGCTACAGGAACAAGTACATTACTTGAATTTATCCCTGCTACTTGATTTGATTGAGCTTTTGATAGTATAGAGGTATATAAATATAATATAGTAGAAGAAGCTCAAACTTTTAATGCTAAATCTCCATATATTATTATAAATAATTTTATTTATGTTTGAAATGGTAATACAATTACTGAGATAGACACAACAAGTGCTTCTTGGATATATACAACTGTATTAACAATAGATTTAGATTATACAATTAAAGGACTTACTAAAATATGAGACCAAGTATTTGTATATGCTAGTAATGGTAGTAGTTCAAGACAATATTTATGGGATTGAGTTAATACAACAACTACAAGAACTATAACTTGGGTTGATAAAAACATAGTAAATGTAGCTAATTTTGCTAATCAAGATTATGTAACAACTAAATCTGCTTATTCTAATAAAAGTGGATTATATTTAGTTAATTGATATAATTTAGATAAAAAATTTGAGAATACACAAAATGATGATACTACAATGGAGAGAATATATTTTGATGCAGAATATACAAATGCTATAGAAACTATCTGAAACAAATTAGTAATACCTTGAATAGATTGACTATATACTTATTGACAACAATCTCCTTGACAACATCACTCTTTAATAAAAGAATATCTGCATCAAACTGGACAAACAACAGCATTATATTATTCAGAAATTAGTGAATTTTTCTTAAAAATATGAAATATATGAACATTTAACTGAATAGAATGAGCATGGGAAATAACAATAAACTTCTTTAACTTATCTTATTGAAATAATCCCTATTATTCAGGTTTTATTGTACTACCTATATTATATTGAGATTTATTTAGTAATATTAAAAACTTTGAAAAGATTACTACTTGATTTCAATTAGATACTTGATGTCAAATTGTCATTTATACTAATAATATAAATGATACAACTAATTATGCTAATATAGCTTATAATTATACTACATTACCTATTGTATGAGATACATATACATTTAATACGAATACATTTACAATAACAAATATAACTGATTTATGAGATTATTGTATATTACATACTACTTATACTTGAAGTTGAACTCAATTAACTAAATGAACATTTACAAGAACTGCATGAACTTGAGATGCTAGTTTTATATCAAATAAAGTAAGATATTGATATAAATATATTTGAGTTTATTCAGATACTTCTAAATTTAGAGATACAATTAATGAAGCTGATGCATATCATCAAAAAGAGATAGCTTTTGAATTATTGAATACAAATATAGCATATAATACTAACACTCCTCATGTATACGATATAAACTTATATTATAATGAAGAATCAGATGACTAAAACAGAGATAGTAAAATTAGATTCAAATATTCCAAAATGAGCTGAGAAGATAGAAGTTATACATCTTCCACAAGTAGAGATACCAAATTACGACTATGGTAATTGACAAGATACACTAGATGCTGAAATTGCTTTAAGGAACAATACGCCATGAACATCTTGATGAAAATTTTATATATGAAATTTTACTATAACATGAACTTGAAATTTTGCTATAAGTTGAGTAGGATTTATTCCTAAAATGGTAAAATTTAGCTATAATGCTGCTACTTGACTTTGAGATGGTGTGATGACAACAACAGCTCAAAATGCTTATGACCCAAATACATTAACAAGAATTAATACAGACTGTGTATATATTAGAGACTCAGGTTCTACTGTAATAGCTAGAGCTCAATATATAAGCATGAACATAGATTGATTTACTGTTAATTGTAGTTTCTATAGTAATAATTTAGTTGTTTGGTATACTTGTTATGGATAGCCTTTTTTTAATGGCTATTTTTTTATTTGATTTAACAGGTAAATTGTTTATTATAATACTAATAACCTTAATATAAAAATATGGTACTAAAAGATGTAAGCACATTAGATGCAGCAAAAGTAAAATCTACACTTGATACATTGGTTTGACAATGAATGACTCAAGCCGAAGCACAAGCAAAAGTCACTTCTACTCTATGAGATAGAGGTTTTGATGTCTCACAAAAAGCACCAATTACTCCTGTGCAAGATGTAGCTCCTGAAACTCCTGTAGTTCCTACTGTAACTCCAGCAACTGCTCCTCAAACTTGAGTAGATGTACCTGTAACTCCTCCACTAAAAACTCCTGAAGTTCCAACTCCTCCAAAACAAACAAATATAACTATTACTCCAACAAAAACACCTGAAGCTCCTATAGAACCACAACCTACTGATTTAAAACAAATACAAACAGTAGATGACTGGAAAACACAAACAGGTGGTTGAATGAATAATCTTGAAAGCTGGGTAGAAAGTAGATATTGAACTACTGCATCTCAAAAAGACTGAGTTTTAACAGCTAATATATGATGAATAGATTATCAATGGACTATTGATGCTGCTTGAAATCCTATTAAGACAAAATTATGATGAGAAAATGCTTGAGATATATTTAATCAATTAATGGCTTGACAGGAATTACCTGATACAGGTATTAAAACTACTCCTGAGTATTCAAAAGCTAAAGCAAGGTATGATATAACTAATAAATATATTTGAATGACTGAAGACCAGTTATTCAATGCTTATGTAAATGGAGAAATAGGGGCTAATCTTGAGAAAGATTTAATAAATAATCCTGCTCTTGCAATAGCAAAAGAAAAATATAATAAAAAACTTGTTACTGATAATATAAATAAAGAGAGTTTAACAATGTTAAATGCTTATAATAAAGCAAATAACAAAGATTATACTCCAGCTGAAATAGAAAAAACATCTTTAGAAAAACTTAGTGATAAATTTATGACTATGTTTAAAAATATGGGTAAATCTGATACAGATATTGCCTCTTTTAAAGATTATATGGCTTCTAATTATCCTGATTTAGTTAGTAAAACAACTGAATTAAATGCACAAAATAAAGCAATTAGAGAATTAGCTGACGAAAGAGATGCTAGACTAGATGAAATTATAAAAGAAAATCCTTGAATCAGTATAAATAGAGCAACAATGTTAGCTGCTAGACAAAACAAAGATATAAATGCACAAATTAAATCAATGAGCTATGATATAGCTAATCTTAGTGCTGATATTAATTATCAAACTTCAATAGCTGATAAAGAATATGGTAACGAATTAGATAGACAAGCAAGACAAGACCAATTAGCACAAGAACAAAGAGGTTATGCATTTAATTTATTATGAACAGCACAAGCTCAAGATTTTGCACAACAACAAGAAGCAGACAGAAGAAAATATGAACAAGATAATAAATGAGTAAGCACTTCAATGATTCAAGTATGAGATAAACAACAATTAATTAACTCTCAAACTTGAGAAGTTATTAAGGAATATGATGTAGCTACTGAAGCTGCTTGAACAACAAGTGATTGGTCTAAATTAGATGACAATACACTATATAATCAAAGAACTTGAGAAACTAAATCAGTTACTCCTGCTGAAGCTAGTAATTATACAGGATTAGATTTTACTTCTAATACAGATTTAATTAATAAATATCCTAATGAAGCAAGTTTTAAAAATAATAATCCAACTTGAATGACTTGGGGAATATCAGAAAATCTAAAAAATAAGTTTACTGAAGCAGGTATTAATTATACACAATGAACTCCTAGACCTGCTAATGAATGATGAGCTTATATTAAATTTGCAAGTGTACAAGATTGATTAGATGCTTATAAAATAGCACTTACAGAAGCAGGTAGTCAAAATATTAAGAACAGATTAGCTACTTGGGTATGAACACAAGATACTGAATCAAATAATAGATATGCAAATGATATAATGTCTGCTGCATGAATACCACAATGAGCTACATTCTCTGACTTAACAGAAGCACAAACTTGAGCTTTAATGTCAGAACAACTTAAAAGAGAAAGTCCTAATTTCTATAAAGAGTTAGCTAATATTCCTGCTCCTACAAAACCATTAACAGATAAACAATTTACACAATCAAATCAAATAATTACAAGTTTTAAATCAGACCCACAAGTTAAAGCATTTGAAAGTGCATACTCACAATGATTATCATTAATATCATCATTAAATAATGATACATGAGCTTGAGATATGGCTTGAGTATTCCAATTTATGAAAACACTTGACCCACAATCAGTAGTAAGAGAGAGTGAATTTGAATTAGCTGCTAATACTGCATGAGTTGTTGATAAACTATGAAATACTTGGGATAAATTACAAGAATGAAGTATATTAACAGATACACAAGCAAGAGCATTTAAACAACTAGCTAAACAATTTATTATTGATAAGGCTACTATATATGATACTAAGTATTCAGATTGAATTAGAAGATTAGACCAACAAGGTATTGATACTAATGTATTTCCTGCTTCAATATCTGACCAAATGAGAGCTACTTTAGAATCAGATACAAATACTACTATTGATACTACTAAAAGTGATGAAGAATTATTGAAATCTTATTTTGGATAATATATAAAATATGAACTTATTTGATACACTTATTGCAAATAAACCTGCTACACAAAATATACAAAGTCCAGTAACTCCTAAACAAGGAGCTACTAACTTTTTTAGTGATGAAAAACAAGTTTATGATAGAATGTTAAATGATTGACTAGATGATACAAAAGCTAGAAGTCTAATCACAAAACAAAGACAAAAGATGATATGACAAATAACATCCCAAGAAAAAGAAGTATTACTAAAAATGCAACAAGATTGATTAGATAGTAAAAAAGCTGTTGAGCTAGTAAGAAAAAATAGATATAATAATTTACCTTTATATAAAAAGGCTGCTAAGTTTGTATTTGATGCTTGAGTATGAGCTGCTTGATTAGCTACTGAACAAGTCTGAAAAGTATGAGGTTTCTTATGAGCTGAAGAGTTTGAAAGAAAAGGTATAGAAGCAAGAGATATTGCTAAAAGAACTACTTGAGATAGTATAGGTGCTAAGACATGAGAAACTATCTTATGAGCTTGAGAAATGTTTGCTGTATCTCCTACAAAAGTTGCACCAACATTATTTGGTAGGACTTTACAATGAGCTGCTGTATGAGGTGTTATTTGATGAGCTGACCCTATATTAAGTAAATGAAGTGATGCTACTATATGAGATGTGGCTAAATGAGCTGCTATATGAGGTACTATATGAGCTGTAGCTACTCCTATTATTGAAAAGGCTGTTTTACCTATTATAGCTTGAACAGTTGCTAAATGATACTGAGCTGGTAAATTCTGAGTAGAAAAAGCTGTTAAATATTGAACAGCTGCACAAAAAGGTTGATTAGAATGATTAGAAAAATCTATTGTTAGAGATATTAAATCTCCATTTAAAAGTATTCAATTAGAATGATTAGCTCCACAAAAAGCTGCTGCATTGTCTACTAGAGCAAATAGATTCACTTCTTGACAAGAAAAGAAATTTAAAGAAATGACTTGAGAAACATCTTGAGAATTTGCAGTTAAAAGAGGTATGACTAAAGTATGAGATGATGCTGTAGAAGAATCAGCTAAAAACTATTTAGCTTCAATGAAAGAAGCCGATGATGCTTTAAGATTAATAGACTGAAATTATAAAATTACAAAAGGACAAGATTTTGCTAAAATAATGCTTGAAGACTTATCTTCAAGACTTAAAAATACATTATGAACTTGAAGTAGAAAAATTGATTTATTATTAAAAAAATATAATACTCAATGATTAACAATGAGTGAGTTAAATCAAGTTAAAAGAACTTATGCTAATAACTTTAAATACTCATTTACTGAGAAATGAAGTGAAGCAGCCATGAAAAGTACAAACTTACAAAATGGTATTAGAAAGTTTCAATTTGACACAGCTAAACAACAAGGTTTTAATAACTTAGATAAAATTAATAAAACTACTCAAGCATGGAGAGCTTATACAGATAATCTAGGACAATCAATGGCTAGAAAATGAGTAAATAATGAAGTAAACTTAACTTCTTGGATAGCTTTATCAGGTTGAGAACCAACTAACTTGGCACTATTCTTATGAAAAGAAACACTAGGTCATTCAAAAGTTAAGTGAGCAATTATAAAATGACTTTCAAAACAAACAAAACCGAGTATAATAAAAGCAAATAGAACAAGTATCTTAAAATCTAATCTTAAAAAAGAAAATGTGGTTATTGATAATATTCTTCGTGATAGGAGCATTAATAGCTCTAAGTTAGTTAAGACTACTCCAAAGAAAGTAGTTAAGAAACCAATCATTACAAAAGCTCCTGTAAAAACAGAAAAAGCTATCTCAAATAAAAAGTGATTTATAGCACCTAGAAAGATAATAAGTGATGTAAAGAAAGTAATTAAACCTACCAAGAGTGCAGGACTAATAGAAGAAGCTAAAAATTTTAAACAAACTAATTTAGATAGTTTAATAAAACAAGCTAAAGAAACTTGAAAAATGCCTTTAAATGAAGATATAAGCAAAGGCTTTATAAAACAACCTAGTTTATTACAAAGAAAGGCTGAGTTAGATAAAATTAAGGATATATTAAAAAAAGAAGCTAATATAAAAGACATTATTCCTAATAAAACATTAAGTGCTATTGAAAAATATACTAAACACCAATGAAGAATAAATGCTTATTTAAGAAATCCAAACTGATGACATTTGGAAGATACAATTAAACTTGCAAAAGAAGCAGAGAAACAGTTATTAGAAATGCCTAAATATGAATGAATATCATATAGAGGAGTTAAACAATTTTCTTGATTAGATAACTTACAAGTTTGACAAACATTTTCTGATAAATGATTTCTATCTTCTAGTAAAAGCAAAATTGTAGCAGATAGGTTTGCTGATGATGCCTTATTTATTATAAAAGGTAAAAGAGGTAGGGATTTATCTGATATAAGCAAGATGAAAAGTGAACAAGAAATATTATTTAAACCTAATTCTAAATTTGATATAATAAATATTGAAACTAAATGAGGTAAAAAAATAATTACACTAGAACAATAAAAAAAGAGCTTAATTGCTCTTTTTTGCTATACTGCCTAATATTTGAAGTCAATCTAAGACTTGTTTAATAGCTATTTTATTTTCTTTTATTTTCCATTCATCTCATTGTTTTTTTAATAATTTAGCATTTTCTTTATATTCATAAGAAACTAAATCACATAGTTTTAGATAAGTGTGTAATTCCATAATTATTTAATTAAAATTTAAAAGTTTTTTGTCCTATCTTTTTATTAAAGGCATATATATAATAAGTAGATTCATTTAATTTATATCATTTTGTAGTAGAGATTTTAATAATTCTTTTAAATAAAAAATTAGGAAGATATTTATAGTATCCAATAGTTTCTTTTAAAAACTTATCTAAATCTTCTGAAACTTTCTTTTGCATTTGATATATTTTAATTCAAGCTAATGTTCATATTTTTTTCATTATAATTCTTATGTAAAACAAAAAGACACTCATGTACGAAATGAATGCTTTTGCTAAAATATATAAATATTTTTCTTCGTACCTAAAAATATTTATAACTCCATTATATCCATAAATAAAAATATTGCAAATCTTATCAAAAGATATATAATAATTACAATACTTAACTTATAGACTATGACTAGAATAATTCCAACTACTACTTATACTTCAAGAGTTTATCCATGATACAACTGTATGGATGTAATTATTACTTGATTATGGGATGATACAGTAAACTGGCAGGATTCAAAACTATGGTGGGATAACTGAAGTGCCTGAACTTGATATACTGGAAGAACTGTACCTACTACTACTTATACTGGAAGAACTGTACCTACTACCTCTTATACTTAACTAAAAACCAATGGCTAAACAAGTATTGAATGATTGAGAAACTTGATTATCTCATAGAACTAAATTAAATGACAATTTCACTGAAAACTATGATGAAATTGCTTTAAATACTGCAAAAAGACACGATGCAGTAACTGTAACTGATACAGCAGAAATAGACTTGACTTTAACAGGTCAAGATATACAAGCTGATTTAAAGACTACTACAGTAACTCCTTGAAGTTATACATTATCTGCAATTACAGTTGATAGCAAAGGTAGAATAACTGCTGCTTCTAATTGAAGTCCTAGTGGAACTCCTTTAACGACTAAATGAGATTTATTAACTTTTGATGCTACAGATGCTAGATTACCTGTATGAACTAATTGACAAACATTAGTGGCAGATAGTGCAGAGGCTACAGGTATTAAATGGGCTACTCCTGCTGGTTGATGAGATGTAGTATGACCTGCTTCTGCTACAGACAGTGCAATAGCTCTATTTGATTGAACTACTGGTAAGCTATTAAAAGATAGTACACAAACTATAACTGATGCTGTTTGAGCTGCTACATATATAACAGGACTTGTTACTTGATGAAAACTTACAGTTAATGCTTGAGATTCTACTCTTTTAGATATAGAAGCAGCAACTTATTATGTTCAATGAGTACATTATACTTATGCTTGAGCTACTGGTATTGCAAACTGACTTTGAGTATGAGAAACGGCTAGAAGATATGCTTTTGATGCTACTTGATTAGTTTCACAAGCTTGAGCTTATAGTGATGCACAAAAACAAACTATATTACCAATATCTAGAATAAACTCAGAACAATGAGAAAGTTGACCTACAGCTAACATTCAAAATCCAATAGACCAAAGATTTTTTATTAGTGAACTAGGTTGGAGGGAAAGAAAATTAAGAGAAAATGTTTTTTTATCACAATATACAGAAACTGGTTGAGAGTTTTCAGAAAGTTCTACACCTTTACAAGTTAATCAAGCTGCTTGAGTATTTTATACTGCACAAAGTAATGAAGTTATTATTTCACAAGAAGATAATATTACAGCTAATTATACTTATTTAAGTGGATGAATACCAACAGTAGACCCTGAAGCTACATTAGTTGTAAATGTTACACAATATCAAAATTGAGCTAGTTTAGCTACAATGACTGATAATTATTGGAAAGTAGACACATTATTAAAAGTACCAGAAACTGCCAATGAGTTTTTTGTAGTTATGTGAAACGCAGAATATGCTACACAAACAGAAGCAGAAGCAGCCTGACCAAATTTTTCTTTCTTTACTAATGAAAGCACGTCTTGATTAATTGAAGTTGCTAGATTTATTGTTAGGAAAAATAACACTAATATTAATAGAATTGTAAACGATATACCTAGAGTAAAAGGTAATGTAATAGGTTCTACTTGAGTAACTCCATTGTTACCTAGTGTTTCAGACCCAGCTGAATTAGTTAATTATGAAGATGCTTGGAGACATTTTAATAGTTGAGGTATTTCTCACTGATGAGATACTACTGATAATTTAGATTGAACTTTTAATATAGCTTCTTGTGAGGTTGTTATTCGTGTATCTACTAATGATGAATCAACACTAGCTGTATATGCTATAGATGCTAGTTGAATATTAACTCCAGCAGATTGAGATGTAACATATTATTATATAGATTATAATTCTTGAGCTCCTATTTGGGCTTCTTGAACTGATATATATTCGTATAATGGTATGGATAAAATACAAGCTTATACTGTTTGAAGAAGATGAAATAGTCTTTGGATAATAGATGCTAGAAGACAAGCAGTAGATTGAAATAGAAAAGGTAGAAGAAGAGATTTAGAATGGGATGGTAATGTACAAAACGGATTTTGGCATGCAAGAGGTTGAAGTGTTTTATCTGCTTCTTGATTAAGTTTATTACTTTCAACTTGAACTTTCTATTATTGATATTCTCCAGTAACACATATAGGTTTTGATACAACAGTTTGAGGAACAGCTAATGCTAATGTATTTGACTACTATTCTGATAGAGCTAGTTATACTTATACAGCGGATAGTAAACTTATAAATAATACTACTTACGATTTAGCTTGAACTCCTACTGCTCTTTCTCCTAATAGATATAGAACAGATTGGGTATATTGTGTACTTGATTGAGCTTCTCCAAGATTTGTAACTATAATGTGAGATGCAGAATATACTACTTTAGCAGTAGCAGAACTTGCTCCACAACCTGCTACACTTCCAGCATTTATGGATTGAGTAAGTGTATTAGTATGACAAGCTGTAGCTCAAGAATGAACATCTGTATTAGTAATTACAACTGCTTTTGGTAGTGTATTTACACCTTGAGCTTCTCCTTCTGACCATACCCTACTTTCAAATTTAGGTTGGACTGGTTCTTGACATACTGACTGATTAAATAGTGTTGCTACCTTTGGTGCTGCCTGAGAAGCTACCTCTACTTTACTTTCTACATTTATACAAACAACTACAGACCAATCAAAGGCTTGAAGTTTAACACTTACAACAAAAGCTTTAAACCAATTCAACGGAGCTAATATAGCTTCAGCAACTACAACAGACATCTGAGCTGCTACTTGAAATAGTCCTCATATAACTTGAACTACAACAATAACAGGACTTGGTACAATACAAGCCTGAGTACAAAGAACACTTACTTTTGATTGAATACTTATATTAACTCATAATGCTACAAGTTTAATCCTACCAACAGGAGCTAATATAACAACTGTTGCTTGAGATACTGCTGATTTTATAAGTGAATGAAGTGGTAATTGGAGATGTGTTAATTATCAAAGAAAAGACTGAACTGCTTTAGATGGTATTACAGCAACTTCTACAGATACACTTACAAATAAAAGAATCACAGCAAGAGTTAGTACAATCGCTTCTTCAGCTACTCCAACACCTGCTTGAGATACAACAGATGAATTTACTATCACTGCATTAGCTGCTGCTGCAACATTCGCTGCTCCTACTTGAACTCCTACTGAATGACAAGTATTACTTATTAGAATAAAAGATGATGGAACTGCTAGAGCTTTATCTTGGAATGCAATATATAGAGCTAGTACAGATTTAGCTTTACCAACTACAACAGTTATTAGTAAAACATTATATTTACAATTTGTATATAATAATACAGATTCAAAATGGGATTTACTAGGTTTACTTGATAACTTCTAATTATGAGATTACCTTTATTCGTATGAACTGGAGTATCTGCTGCTAACTGACTTCTAAATAATCTAGTATCATATTACAAATGTGATGTAAATGGTACTTTTTGAGACAGTCATTGAAGCAATACTTGAACAATTAATTGAGCTACATATACAGCTAGTTGAAAGATTAATGGAGCTTATAGTTATACTACTAATGATTGGGTTGATGTTCCATTAAATTCTACAACTAATTTTACTAAATCAATGTGGGTAAAAATAACTGCAGATGTAGTATGACATTTGATGTCTAAATATGATTGAAGTAGTAAAATGGACCAATTATATTATTACTCTGTAGATAAGAAAATATATTCTAATATATGACAGGTATGAGGTAATAGAAATACTGTTTCTACTGCTGCAATATCATTAAACACTTATTATCATATAGCTGTAACTCGGGATTGAACTACTCAAAAAATATATCTTAATGCTTGAACTCCAGTAACAAGTGCAGCTACTGCTGATAACTTTGTAGATACAGTAAATTTTGATATATGAAGAAGAAATGACCCAGTTAATTATTTAAGCTGAGTTTTAGATGAAATAGGTTACTGGGATACTGCCTTAACAGCAGATGACATAACAACTTTATATAATTGAAGTTCGTGATTATCTTACGATTCATTTACTTCTTAATAAAATCCTTATGCTTAAATATATAACTTGGAGGGCAAAAAAGATTAATGCAAATTTAATTGAACACCCAAATACAAATGATAGAGTTAATCTAGAAACAGCTTGAGCTATTACATTTACCGAAACTCCTTATCAAATAGCTGATGGTAGATATATATCATTCTTAGAACACGCTTGAAATATAACACAAGCTCAATTAGACCATTGGAGAACTCTAGACCCTGCTTTTGAATTTACTATTATAGATGAAACAACTACTAATACACTTTTATCTGAATTATGAGATGTAACAGTAACTAATTTTATTTTTACTGATAATAGACCAGTATTAGAACTTTAATTATGAAAACAGATAAACAATCATTATTAAGAGAAAAGAAACTAAGGAAAACTCCATATACAGAAATGACTCCTAATGATATTAAGTTCTTAGAAGAACAAGGTATTATAAATGGAGTCTGACCTGAAAGATATGGTAAGTTTCTTAGACTTTTAATGACTTGGTTGTTTTGTTTTATAGATTATAAAAGGCACGATATAAATTTTTGGCAACAAAACTGATTTTATCAAGCTAACTGGGGACTTCTTAAATATTCTTTTATATCAATAGCTGATAATTATAGAGAAATATGTCTTGATAAATGGTATAAAAAGCTATATAGAATCCCTAAATACTATATTACACTACCGTTTAAAGCCTGGATTATATCACTAGCTTATAACGCTGTAGAATCTGAAAAATGATTAGAGGCTTATAATTCTATAAAATAATTTTACAAATCTCTAAAAATAACTATATTTATAATAAAGGATAATCACTAATTTACATTTATGTCGGAAAAAGAATATGTAACACATAAAGACCTTATGAATTTTTACGAAAAAATTTCAAAAGAAGCTAAAGATGATAGGCATTATGTAGCTAATCAAATACAAAGCTTTATAGCTATTATTGATGGTAAATTTGATGAGCTTAAAGATAATTTTCCAAATATAGCAGTTATACAAGAAAAAGTAAAAGAATTATCTTTATGACACAAGGATTTAAAAAAAGATATAGCTCATGTAGAAGTTAGAATAACAAAAAATGAAAATAAATTACTTGTAGCTGGTACAGTAATATGTATAGTTGGTTCAATAGGTTGATTCTTAGTTCAAATATTTATATCTAAATTTTTATAATGGACACAATAAGAGCAAATAAAGTTATATTACTATGTTTACTATGATTAGTAGCCTATTTTTCTATTATATGTACTTGATTATGAGTATATGTTGTAGTTAAAACTGAGAAAGAAGAGACTCTTTTAAAAGAGATTTCAATTACTCTTAGAGAGATACAATGAGAACCAGTAGAAGTAGAAGTTAATTATTAATAAAATATTATGCCTACAATTAAAATAAAAGTACCAAGTAAATTAAAAAGAAAAATAAAACTTGTACCACCATCTAAAAGATATAAATTAAAAGAAGGACAAAAAGTAACTTAATTATTATGTCAGATAAAACTTTAATATTAATATGTCAAATAGTATGCGTAATTGTTATACTATGATGTATTTATTTTTTTATAAAAAACTAATGAGATTCAATGATTTTATAATTAAATGGAATTGAAAGAATATTGATTATGATTGATATTATGGTTATCAATGCACAGATTTCGTTAGACAATATTGTTTTGAAATGTTTTGAGACACATATAAGCCTATCTGAAATGCTTGAGAGTTATTCAATCAAGATTGGGGAGAAGATTATATTAAATATGAAAATACTCCTGAATTTATACCTATTGAATGAGATATATGTATATTTAACTGACCTTTAGAATACTGACATATATGAGTTGTTATAAGTGCTACATTAACTGATATGGTTATAATAGACCAGAATACGGGGAGTGGGAATTGAGATTGAATATGACTTAATAGTATAAGAATACATAATTATAATTATTCAAATATTATTTGATTTATAAGATATAAAACTATGAATAAATTTTGAAAACTAATAACATATAAAGGACTTTCTTACCAATCAAGCATATATGGTATACCAGTAGTTTTTAAAAAGACTACAAGTAAAACTTTAATGGGTTTCTCAAGTATTAAATGATATGCTCCTAAATCAAAGAAAGATGAAATATTTATATTTGATAATACATTCACTAAATGACAAGAATATTTATTGAAAGTTATTATTCATGAGAGCTTCCATTTTTTCCAACATTTAGTATTTAGTGATGAACAAAATAAATACTTAGAAGATTTATTTAAGTTTATTCCTGATAAAGTTAGTGATTATGCAAAAACACTACATTGGGAAGATTGAGCAGAAACATTTGCTTACTGAGAAATATATATTAAAAACAATAAAGAACTTCCAAAAGGTAAAATATGGAACGAAGCATTAGATTTTAAATATAATGCTTGTAAGAAGTTTGTAGATAGTAGAGAAAATAAATTAATAGAATTAATAACTGAGAGAAAGGCTTAAAATGGCTATTCTCTTTTTTTTTTATCTTTTCTTTGACAAGTTAATTTGACAAACTAAATTAAAAGAATATAATGGGAGTACTTTAATATTTAATTATAATAATATGACTAGAGAACAATTACTAAAAGATACAATACAGGATTTTATTGATGATTGTAAACAAGCATCTAAATTATGATATAGACCTTGATGTTGAAAAAAACTAAAAGAGTTATTATGAGAAGACCCAGCTAATATACATAACTTTTTAAAATGAAAGAGAAAGCTATCTTCTGAAAAAATTGAAAGTTTACTTACTAAATGTTGAATATAATAATGGCACAAACAGAAGAGGAAAAATTAAAATATCAAAAAGAATATTATAAAAAGAATAAAGAACAAATAAAGATATATCAAAAACAATATAGACTAAAGAATAAAGAAAAGTTTAAAATCTATCAGGACACTTGGAATAGTAAATGGATTAAACAAAATAAAGATACATATAAATATAAAAGATATTATCAATCAAATAAACATATTTTAAAATATGTAAGACAGTCTAAAACGGAGTCATTTGAAAACTGAATAATAAACTGATTCAAATGAAGATTCTTTAAAGAAGAAACATTTACTAAATCAGATTTAAGATATATTAAAAAAATGAATTTAACAACTAATGATAAAAATATGATAAAAACTTGGAAAGATATACCTTGATATGAGTGATTATATCAAGTTAGTGCCTTATGAGATATAAAAAATATTAAATTTAATACAGAAAAATATTTAGTTGGTAGAAAATATAAGACTGGTTATTCTCAAGTAGTATTATGTAAAAATAAAAAACAGAAAGCATATTTAGTACATAGACTAGTAGCTCAATCTTTTCTTTGATTAGATATCACAAATACTAAAATGCTTGTATTGCATAAAAAAGAATCCTTAATAGAGTGAAGATTAAATAATTGAGTAGATAATTTATTTTTATGAACACATAAAGATAATATGAAAGATATGGTTGCTAAATGAAGATGTAAATTTCAATGAAAGAGCTGAAAATATCATCCTACTAGCAAATCAGTAAATCAATATACAAAAGAATGAGAATTTATAAAAACATTTTGAAATGCAATGGATATACAGAGAAAAATATGAATATCACAATCAAATATTAGTGCTTGTTGTAGATGAATTCAAAAGAAAGCATGAGGATTTATTTGGAAATTTACTATTTAACTAACAAACTTATGACAATACAATATAACCCTAAAAATACCCTGATAGCTTCTGATTGAAGTAAAATAGTGCATAAAACTAATAAAAAAGAATATCAATATTTATTAAAAACACCTTATAAATGACTAAAATAGAAAATAAACTAGAAAAAATATTTGTTAATTGGTCTGATACTAAAGCCAATAATAAAAAAATAGAAAAGTTTTTCAATAAAAATAGTATCAAAATTTGACAGAACATTAATAAATAGTTTATAATTACATTGTAAGCTAATAACTTATACACTTTATATTAATAATAAAACTACTATGAAATACGAAATACCAGTCCATTTTAATAATGGCGAATTAGAAAATCAATCTAATATAGCTAAAAGAATAAAAGCTAAGAAAGATAAAGAATTATTACAACTAGCTAAATTTATGTTTATAAGCATTGTAACGATTTTAATAATGGTTGGCTTATGGAATACTCCAAAAACTAATGCGAGTTATGAGAACGCAGAATATGCCTATTATGGAGTAGATAACTACAAAGATTATTCAAGAACTTTAAGAAAAGAAACTTGTTACAGAGCATGAACTCAAATATTATGAGAAGTTACTGAAGAACAAGTTAACCATTGTGCTACATCTATGACACTTATAAATGCTTATGAAAGTGGTTTTGGTACATCTAATAGATGTATTAATAACAACAACTGTATGGGGCTAAAATGATGGTCTAATTGAAGTTATTGATTTTTAACTTTCAACTCAAGATATGAATGAAACTTATACTTTGCTGAAAAATGGTTTACATATCATTATAAGAAAAGTTTACATACTTTAATATACTGATTTAGACAAGCAGGTTGAGAATATAGATATTGATGGAGCTATACAGACCAAGAAACTTACTATGTATTTCTTAAAAATAACTACTATAGAGTTAAATGAGAAATAGAAAAACTATAAAAACTTGCATTATAACAATATATAACTATAATAGATGCACAATATTCCCCTAGAGTAAATCTGAATGGGGAATTTTTTCTTGATTTAAAATATAAATCATTATAATAAACCTGTTAGGCACTCTTTCACTGTAGCTAGTGTTAAAGATAGTCTTGATTAGCAAGTAAGTCCCAAGCCCAATGCTAATGACTTCAAGTGAAACTCTTGAAAGGCTAAAATACTTATACAATAGTTAGCTACGACTGGTATAAGTAGGGATTATAAAAAAGATAACCACCTTGTGAAATCCAGTATAACAGGGAATATTAGACTCGTAATCAGATGCTGGTCTTTTTTATTTATTAAAAGCCAAAGTAACAATAATTAAAAAAAGATTTGCAATAGTTAGAAAAATAAATATACTATAAATACATAAAAACTTATATTAACGGTATGAGTAGCAATATTTACACTAAGTGTAAGTTTTTAGCACAATCTACCGTTAATAGATTGTGTTTTTTTGTAATATTTATCTGATGGATATATACAGAAAGATAGATGTAATGCCGTCCTGTGTGAGGCACTTTAAATATACTCACACAGATACTTTAATGAATGAATGTAGTAATTTACCCCATAGTGGAATCCTAGGAAGAGTTGTTGGTGCAAGTCCGACCAGTAAATTATTACATCTATTTATTAAAATAGTAAAGCTACTCAGAGTTTACTGAGAGGGGATTGATAGTATACTGCATTTGCTATCCTTGTATATCCAGCCACCACAGCTTCCTTAATGGTTCAAAAGGCTCATAGGCAATGCAGACTAGCGAACAAACGATATACAGAGATGTTTATACCTAGTTAAGTATTGATGTTTTGTAGTAATACAAACAGACAATAAGCTCTTTTAGAGAGTTGATTGGTTATGGCTAATTAAAGATTGTCTGTCTAGAGTATTTTACTAACAGGGTTTTATATTCTAGGCAGGCTTTACTTACTCACTCACTCAACCTGAGATATTTAATAAGTTACTATAATATGATTAAAGAATGATTAATGTTAAGATATAATACTTCTGAATCTGATATATGTTATAGATTAAGAAAAGAACTTGATAACTTATGATATATGGTAAATCAAGAGGTAAGAGTTTTAACAAAAGAAAAAGAGAATAATTGACATGCAAGAAAGCAAGTTGCTAGATTTGATTTATTTATAAATAGAAAACTAGTAATTGAAGTAAAAAATAAGTGAAGTGCTAAATGATTAGCAAAACAAGTTAAAAGATATGAAGATATTTGATTTGATGTTATAACTTGTATATGAGATAAACAAATTGAAGAAACTATAAAAAAAGTACAAGAATACTTTTAGATACCCGTATATTATTTTCCTTTTCCTACACTAACTTAAACTACTATGATTGAAACTATATCTATGATTCTATGATTCTTTATACTATCTATATGAAGCTTAGTAATAATATCTTCTCTACTATTATATTTATTTTCAAACTATACCAATATATGATTTGCTATAAAAACTTATATTGATTATTTTGATAAACTTAACAAAGAAGATAGAATTATCCTAGCTAAATTAATTAAAAAACTTAAAACTAAATAAACTACTTATGAAAGTATTAATAGCTTGTGAAGAAAGTCAAGCAATAACAATAGAAATGAGAAAACTTTGAATTGAAGCTTATAGTTGTGATATTCAAGAATGTAGTTGATGACACCCCGAGTGGCATATACAATGAGATGCAATAAAAGAAGCATACTCTTGAAAATATGATATGATGATAGCACATCCCCCTTGTACTTATTTATCTAATGCTTGAGCTAGACATTTATATCCAAAATGAATACTAAATGAAGAAAGATATAAAAAGTGACTAGAGTGGAAAGAGTTTTTTATGAAATTATATAATGCTCCTATTGATAAAATATGTATAGAAAATCCACTACCTAGTAAGATATATGAATTACCACCTCATAGCCAAGTAATACAACCTTATGAATATTGACACCCATTTAAGAAAAGAACTCAATTATGGCTTAAAAACTTACCAAATTTAATACCTACTGATATTGTAGATACTAAAGAAAGTACAAAGCAGGTTTGAAACTGGTTTAATAAATGATGAAAAGATAGACAAAAGAATAGAAGTAAAACTTTTCCTTGAATAGCAAAAGCAATAGCTGAACAATGGACTTAATTACTTTATTTATTAATATATAACTATGAGAATATTTAAAATAACAGCTAGAGAAAATGCTAACTATCATTATAAATGATTAAAGAAAAGAATATATACTTCACTAATTGATTTTAATAAGTATTGTGTAAATGCTAAAATAGAAAGAGAGTGAACATTATATAGATATAAAGATATTTATGCAGATGTTAAATGTTATGAAAAGATAGAAGATAAATGGATTGAAATATATCCTGAAATCTGAAAAGAGTATATTTAATTACTTATCAATTAACCTTATATAGATATGAAATATACATTTAAAGAACATTTAGAAGCATTAAATAGAACGAGAGATTTTAAAAAGAGATTAAGACTTAAAGATTATCCACTAAATATATATTGAAGATTAAGAAATTTAATACTAGATATATTTTGAAAACTTAAATAACCTTTATATTATTAACTAAGCTAATTAAGTTTAGTTTTTTTATTAAAAAGATTTGCAATTGTAGGAAAGCTAAGTATAATAAGTCCGTAATTACAACTAATAACCAATAAATATGATACAAAAAGATATAAGAATTCGCTCTAATGAAGAACTTGAAACACAAGTGTTAATATTAAAAGAATACTACTGAGTTAAAAGTAAAGCATGAGCAATTAAGAAAGCTGTAAGAGATACTGCTATGGTAGCACAACATAAAGATATGGAAATTAAAATAATGACTAAAGATAATAAGTTATTACTTAGTAAAGATGAAACAAGTGATAGTATAATAAAAGATATGTCATTAAAAGTGGATTATGAAAAAGGAAAAGTAATAATAAAATTACTTAATAATTATGAAAGCAATAGTAATTTAGATATTACAGATAAAGGAGATATTTTAGTATAATAATTTAAAAAAAATGAAAGCAAATATTAAAACAGCAAGAAGTATTATATGTTCATATTTAGTGAATGTAAACAAATACCCTGAATTTCTAGTAGATAATGAATTAAATAGCAAATCGTGTGAAAGAAATAGATTAGTAGCTAATTGTATGATAGCTATTGATGAACTAAAAGAATCATTATAAATAATTATGAAGAAATATAATAGTATGAATAAAGTGTATCAATATACCTTAGAATGAGAACTAGTAGATATATATGAAAGCATGAAAGAAGCTAGTGATATTAGTTGAATTAATTATCATACAGTAATGAGAATAGTTAATTGATATGTAAAGAAACCACAAAAATTTATATTTAAGTATAAAGATTAATTATGTATGAATACAAACTAATTCGCTTAAACAATTCTGCATTACCTCAACTATGAAAGGAATGACGGGAATTAACAAGTATATATGAGGGTATAATGTACTTTAAAAAGAAAGTTACTATCAGAAAGACTAAATCAAAAGAACCTCAAAAACCTATAACTACATACTTTTCAGAACAAACAGTAAAAGGACTATGTACATTTTATAAGGATTTAGAAGAACTATACTTTGATTGGGTAAAGGTTAGAGCTGAATGTGGTAAATTTGCAAAGTTTACAAGTGTAGCTGAAAAATCAGCATGGAAGCAATTATGAAGTGTACCAAAACTTGTAGCTAAACAAATGGTGGATAATGCTTGAGCTTCGTGCTATGGTAAAATCTACCCTCTACAAGAATATGAGATAGAAAAGATAATGACACCTGTAAGAGAGGAAAGAAGAATAGAACAAGCAAAAGAAACTTGATTTACTGATGAGGAAGAAAAGAAAGAAGCTGAAAAAGAGAAAGCTAGAATAGAGGAAGTTATTAAAAATAATCCTCAGCTAGAAAAAGAAGCTAGAGAACATGTACTTGAAAAATTCCCTAACCTTGCTCCACAAATGCAGGATAAAATGATTTTTACAAGAATAAGAATGTTAGCAAAGAATGTGAAATAGTTGTATACTTTATTATTAACAAAGAGAATATGATAAGAAATAAACATCTACAAGAAAAAATATATGGTAGAGAAATGACTCAGTCAGATTATAAAAAGCTATATTTAGATGTTAGAGATGATGATATGATACAAGTAAGTCATAATCCTAAAATTGATAATGTTTGAGAATATTATTTAACAAGAGAACAAGTTAAATTTTTAGATTGCTTTTGAAGTGTACTAGTTAAAAAAGAACAACATAGGAAAAACTGATATTTCCTAAAAGTTTAAGACCAATACAAGAACGGGAAAGAGATTAATTTTATAAAAATAATAGATAAATTATGAAAGAAAAAAGATTAGAAAAAAGAAGGTATCTACTAAATAATGGTTATACGATTATTGATAAATGGAGAACTGGTGGTAATAGCTTATATCATAAGAATTATATTATAAATGAAAAGGGCAAGTTATGGCAATTAATACAATCATTTACAAATGATAATGAAATATGAGAATATTTTTATGGGGAGACATTAAAAATCGTAAAGAAAACAGAATGGTATCAATTCTGGCTACCAAAATATGAGACAATAAATGAACCTTATTGAAATAATTAAAAACCTACCTTAATAAATAACAGAATACACTTAATAAATACTTTATTATTAACAAAGAGATTATGAAAGAAAAAATTATAGAATATTTAGAAGAAAATCAAACAACAATGGATTGATATCCATTTTTAACATCAGCTGAATATATAGCTGAACAAATAGATGAATTAAAAACACCAACAAAAAAAGCATTAAGAGAACTTAGAAAAGATTGAAAAATATATTGGGCTAAATGGTTTCCTCCTTGTGATACAGATTATGAAAGCTGAGAATGTTATTGTGAAAATCATTTACCGATTAGATGATGGAGTATAAAAGAAATAAATTAATATGATTACTAAAGACTAAAACTATTTAGCTTGAATGTATAAAGATTTAATTAATAACTGAAAATAAAAAATGTTAAAAAATATAGATATATGATACAGCTCTTTAACCGAAAGAGTATTTATGTGAAAAGCTAAGATAGCTAAGTGAATGAAAGAATGAGTAAAACAATTTACTTGAGAAAAAGTAGATATAACAAATAAATTTTTACATATAGTAGAACAATATTTTGAAGTATGAACAAGTAGAGTAATTAAACAATGAGAAAAAGAAACATTATATATTAGTGTAGAAAATACAGAAGCCAATAGAAAGAAATTTTGAATTTAACATTATAATAAAGACTATAACTAACTAAAAGAAATTATGAGAGACTTAACTAAACAACAAATAAGAGAAAGAGTGAAAAATAGAGATTATAGTGACGCTGAATGGAATAAATATAATTTATGGCGTTATGTAAACTATAAATCAGAAGCAAGATATATTAATGAAGTATAATTATGAAACTACTATGTAAGACTTGTAATAAATACAAGCACGATACTAATTTTAGTATAAAAACTTTCTTTTGAGTACCTGTATGACTAGATACAAGTAAGTGTCAGTTATGTATAAATCCTAATATGTATGATGAAGTAAAAGAACACTTTAATAAATTAATAAATGAAAAACACTAAAGCTAAATTTTCAAATAAAACAAAAGAAGTTATTTACGAAAGAGATAATAAATGCTGTATTATTTGTTGAGATAATACTAACCTACATTTTCATCATTGTCTATTCTGAACTGAAAGTATTTATACTAAAGATAGAAATAATGTAAATATGTGAGTTTGTATATGTGCAAATCATCATAGCGAATGTCATTCTTGTAGTAAATGAGAGTGAGTGAGAGAAGAATGTATTAAATATCTAAAAAACTATGCCTAAAGAAGAATACATATCAATAACATTATCAAAACCACCAAGCCTCAATTGATTATTTGCAGGAAAAGCTAAAAGATTTAAAAGCAAAGAATATAAGCAATGGTTGGCTTTAGCTGAATTTGAAATGAAAAAACAAGCAAAGTATACATTAACTGGTAATGAGTGGCTTAGAATTGATTTAAACTACTTTATGCCCCTATATTATAAGAATTGAAAACATAAAAAAGAAGACTTAGATAATTTATTCAAAGCACTATTAGATTTTTTATGAGATAATATAGAATGATTTGAAGATAGTAATATAAAAATAATAAATGCAGAAAAGCACGATTCAGAATTAAATATTGTAAAGATTTTAATAAAAGAATATGAAAAAAGTAATTAACTGACAAAATATAGAAATAACCCTAGAGAAATGAAAGATATTTAACCCTAAGTTTTCTGAATATATAGAATACTGATTATCTCTATGATATAAAGGAGTTAAATTTTATGATTCAAAATGACAATTAGTATGAATATGGAAAATAAACAACGAAATAGATAAATATTTATTTATGATGACTAATTTTTATATAAGTGAATAGAGCAATAAACAGCTCTTTTTTATTAAAATAGATACTTTTTTAGACAAAAGATTTGACAAAATAATAGAAAAGAATATAATACTCTTAGTTAAACAATACAAAACATAAATAACTATCTTAGTTGAACTTGCTACTTGTATTACTAACTACTATTACTTATTAATTATAAGATTATGAACTCATTATGAAATAGAGTGGCTTCAACAGAAGGCTATATCTATGTATTGAAGAAATATGAAAACTGAGAAGCATTAGAAAGATGTTATGATTTAGATACTGAGGAAGTTGAAGAATATTTAAATCAATTAGTAGAAGATTGAGAAATAAAAAGTTGGAATTTCTGGGAATGATTTGATGTGCCAGATTTTGATTATTCTGAAATAGAATTAAAAAATGAAGAAGATGAGGAAGAAGAAGATGAAGAAGATTAATTATTTAACTATACTATATTATGAAAACACTAGACCAATTTAGAGAATATCTATTACTAAGAGAGAAAGAGATAAGAGATAGAGAAACTAAATGAGAGAATGTAAGGAATGAATTAATAGAAATATTACAAGCTGAGGTATATTTGAATAATTTTATAAAAAATGACTAAAATAGAAAACTATAAAAGAGAACATAATAAGGAAATAATATCTAATATAGAACATAATAAGGAAATAATAAGATTATATATTAGTGCTACTGAATATTCTCAACAATATAGTGAAAAGATATTTTGGTTATTAAAAGAAAATATAGAATTATATAAACTTTTACATAAGAAAGTAAAACACATACCAAAAAGAAACATAGAAATTAAGAAGATAGAAAAAAAAGAATATAAAGAGCCTGAATTTGATGAATACGATAATACACAAAATGATTTGAGAATACAAGAATATGATAATGAGGGAGAATTATGTTATAGATTATATTAATAAATAAGAATTATGGAAAAAAAAGAAATATCAAAAGCAATTATAGCTGTAATGACTGAAGTAAATAATATAGGTAAAAACACAACAGTTTGAGAATGAAGAAATGCTTATAAAGCTGTATCTGATAAAGATGTTAAAGAAGCTATAAGAACAAGTATGTGAAAAAACTGATTATGTATTATGTCTACTTGAATACAAAGTAAAATACAAATTGATAGATGGGAAGAAGATGATACTTATAATAAACAAGCTCCTTATCCTAAAAAAACTAAACAATCAGTATTTACAGAAGTAGAATCTAAATATTTACTATTACATACAAGTTGAGAAAGTATTGAATTAGCTTGATATGGACAATGAGTAGACACACAAGATAAAGGTGCAGGTAAAGCTACAACTTATGCTTTAAAGAATGTATTAATTAACTTATTCTTAGTACCAACTGGAGAAGATACAGATAATACACATTCTGATAGTTATGCAGTACCAAAAACTAAAACAGAAAAACAAGTATATAAATGAAAATTAGATGTTATGGATTATGTAACAAGAGTAAAAGAAGAAGATGATGTAAATGCTTTAGATTCTATATATAAAGAGTTTATTGCTGAATGACCAAGTGAAAAACAAAAAGAATGGTTAATAAGAGAATGTAAAGAAAGAAAAGAACAATTAATTAATTTATAATATAACAATAGAGAATATGAAAGAAATTTTAGCAACTTGGATAATATTCCAATTAATAATAATTGGATTTATCACATGAGATTTATCACATGATATTAATACTAATACTTATGAATGTGCATTTACAGAAACAGAAGCAGAAAAATGGCAATATATAATGGTATGAATAGTGTTTCCATTATTAGTATTTAATACTTTTGAATCAGATGTAATTGACGCTTATTGTAATAGAATTTAATTATGATTTGAAATAAAACCCAAATACTAGAATACCTAGATAAAGATAAAGAATGAGATATATATGATATTACTAGAAAGCAAGAAAAGACTATTAGAAGTCTAGCTCAAAATTCATATTATCACGGTATTATTTGTAAAGTAATAAGTGATTGGAGTTGAGATAGTACAATATGAGTACATTATATGATAAAACAAATGTTCAAGCTAAAAACCACAACAGACTTAGCGACTGATGAATTTGCTTTTATGTGTAAATCTATTATAGAACTATTTAAAGAGAATTACGGGGTAATAATCCCCACTCCTAGTAATGCAGGAGATAATGAATCCCTTTATAAAACTTTATGATTTTAACCTAACTAACTATGATTACTACAATTAGCCCAAAGATAAAAAGATTTTTAAAAAGAAACCAAAAACTAGATAATAGAACATTATATATAGAATACTTACTAGATATGTGTGAAACAGAGCAAGAAAAAAAAGTAATAGAAAAAATTTTAAATAAATCTATACAAAATAATAGTTTAATAAGATTAAGAAATTTCTTAATAAAAGAATGAGAAATAGCTCCTTATAGTAAGGACAGAAATAAAAAATATAGGGAAGTAAGAGAGCAATTCTCGCCGATTAACGGATTAATTAGTGGATTCAGAAGATATTTTAACTTTTAAAACTAACATTATGACAGCAATAATTATAACAATTAGTATATGTATAGTATTAATAATATTAATCTTATATGTACTATGAAATAATATTAAAAAACAAAATGAAACTATTAGTAGATTATTTAAAAAACAAGAATTAGATAGAGAGGTTATAGATAATTTATGAGAATGATTAGAAGAATCAAGAAAAAATAATGCAAATAATATTACATTAAAAAACTACTATAAAAATAAATATTTAAAACTTAAAAACTCCTATAAAATATGATAACAATAGAACAATTCTTAGAAGAAGAAAAACAAGAAATAGAATTAAGAAAAGAATTAAAACAAAAGATATTAAAACTAATAACTAGATATAATCAAAAAGATATAGCTAAACTATTAAAAGTAGATAATAATATAATAACAAGAATAAAAAATAATCATAAATTCAAAATAAGTACAATAAAACATTATCTAAAATGAGTTAATGAGATTATAAAACATATAAATAAACTATAATAATATATAAATACCCCCCTATTTACTAGTCTAGACTAGTGTAATTAATAAATAAAGAGATTATGAATAAATTAGCAATTTTAAGAATAGAAGAGAATTTTAATCCTATAAGAGGAACTTCTACTAATAAAATAAATGCAGTAGCCTTTAAATTAGACCCTTTAATAAAAGCTAATTCGATAGTATCAAGTAATCCTGACACAAGGTTTTATAATGACATTAGGGAATTAAAAGATTATGAATGGCAAAAAATATTAAATACAGAACAAATGGATTATTGGATATGAGAAGATTGAATTACGCACTGGAATATAAGAGATGAAGAAGGATATTGTACTAATAATTATGAATAGAAAACTAAATTAACACCCTTACTTTACTAAATAGCATTATTATATAACTTATAGAGATTATGAAACACACACTAAAAATCCAAGATAGATTTTATAAACAAATACTTACCTGAGAAAAGACTTTTGAAATAAGAAAGAATGATAGATGATTTCAAAAATGAGATACTATTGAATTTAAAAGGATAGTGGAATGATTATCAATTTTATTGGAATGAGATATAACACTAGAAATAAAAAATGTATTTCAAGAGAAGTGATTTTGATTAGAAGAATGATTTTGTATTTTGAGTTTCAGTATTATCTAAATAACTAATATACTTTACTAATAAAAGAGAGATGACAACTTTAGAAAATCAAATGAGAATAGATAATATTAAATCTTCAAGGGTATTATGAATAATAACTCTTGATGAAGCAATAAAACTATTTAGAGAATATATTAAAAATCAAAGTTTAGAAATAACTAAAAATTTAAAATGAAAACAATAAGCCTAGAGTTATCTAAAAAGCTAAATGAAGCTTGAGTATTAGATTGAGTGGAAACAGAGTATTTTTATGAACAATATAAAAGATATGTATGAGATGCAGAAGTAAAAAATTGAGACGATTATATATTATGTTGACCTGACGATGCTACTTTTTGTGAATGACAAGACTTTAAAACTCTTACATTAGAAGAAGCTATTGATTTTATATCAAAGAATATAGGTATTAAATGAAGAATGTATATTGAATTACAATTATCAAAATATACCTATGATTTATTTTCAGCAGTGGAATTATTTAATTTATCTTTTGCAGAACAAATACTAACCTATTTACTTGATAATAACTTATTAAAATGAAAACAATAAACACAGAACACTTAATAAACTATACTAATTCAAAAGCCGAACATTTACTAGAAGAGATGACTAGTGAATGAAAAGAATGTGCAAAAAAGATACAAACTATAATTGATAACTATAAATTAATAATAGAACAAATTAGTGTAGTTTAGAATGTGAAATACTTTATTATTAACAAAGAATATTATGAAAGAAATAGAATTATTAAAAGAATTACCTTATGTAAAGCCTTGAATATATGAAATCCAAGAGGAATGAGAAACACAATCTACTTTATACTCAAAAGAACACTGATTTCAATTTACAATGTTCAATGGTCGGTTAAGACATCCTTTATGGTTCAGAAATATAACTAAATAAATTATGAAAAAAATTATATATAAATGCGATTCTTGTAATAAAACATTTGATAGATGACAATTATGGGATATTGGATTTGATAAAAAACATATATGTAGGAAATGTGATGATATAGAAAAATTAAACACCCCCTAAATACAACAGCTAACTAGCTAAATAATATTAACCTAAAAGAAAAATGGAAAAAGAATTGAAGCAAATAAAACAAAATTGAGTTGTAGTATGGGAATGATATATAAATAAAAGAAATAAATAATACACTTAATAAATAACTTATAAACTAATACAATATAAGAATGAAACAAAAACTAATAGAAATATCTCCTGATAATACTAAGACAGGATATGAATGTCAGAAAGTATGAACTAATGAATGGGAAAAGATAAAGCATATATGTTTAATAAAAGATAAGTGTGGAGAGCAAGTACATAATATACTCCTAAAAAATATGCACTATATTTGAGAGTGTGAATGACAATGTTTATTTGACAAAGAAACCTACTAACAAGTAATAAGTTAGTAATATAATTTAATAAAAGAGAATTATGAAAAATGTAATAGTATTTGATGATGAAATATTTAATGCTTTTAGTTCATTTAAAAGAGAAATTGAATTAGAAGAAAGCAATTCACACGATGACTTAAAAGTTTCTATGATGTATTGAATGAGAGTTTTTGATTGAAGAAGAAAAGAAAATAAATTTATTAGATATATGTTTAATAAAAATAAAAGAATTCAAAAAAAATGGGATAAAATATTTAATGATAGAACTAAGGAAATAACTGTTTATCCTTGAATTATGCATTGATTAGCAGTTTAATAAAACACTTCACATATACTTAGTATGTGTACTATAATATAACTTATTAAAATAAAACCTATGAGAGAAATAAAATTTGAAATATATGATAAAAATAAACAAAAATTTATATCATTTGAAGAGTATAAAGAATTATGAACTATACACTTAGAAAATGATTGAACTATAAGTTTTAGTAGTGATTATCTATTTACTAATAATATGATGATACAAAAAGATGTATTTATATTATGTCAATATATCTGAATGAAAGATAGAAACAAAAAAGATGTAAAAAATTGAGATATTATTAATGAGTATGAAGATGATGAATTATTATGAACTTATGTAATAGAATATAAAGATAATTGATATTGGCCAAAATGAAGAGATAATGAATATTGATTTAGTGAAGATAATGAATTTGAAATTATCGGTAATATATATGAAAATCCTAACCTATTAAAATAAAACCTATGAATAAAAAAACTAGCATAATAGCATATGTAAGAAATGATTGACTAATTGATGAAGCCCAAGCAAATGACCTCCCTCCAGCTTGTATTCAAATATCAGAAATAAAAAGACTTGTATCAGTACTTATGACTATGGAAGAGAGAGAACTTTATAGTAGTAAACATTGACTAGATAAAACATTATATCTAAGAGATTTAACTAAAAAAGCTATACAAACTCATTGATGAGAAATAAATAAAATTATTTGTAATTAATATAAATATAAGTATAATATCCATGGAATTGCTTAAAAAGTTTGGATATTTTAAGAAGATTATAAAAGGTGCAATTCCAAACTTGCCTTTTGTAGTCTTTTTTAAGTAGGAAATTATGCGTAAAAAGTTAATTATAAACAAAGGAGATAAATATAGGAGATTAACTATTATAAAAGAAATTATTAATAAAGGTAGAAGAAAGTTTCTATGTAAATGTGATTGTTGAAATATTAAAACAATAAAACTTGAAAATATAAGAAGTTGAATAAGTAATAGTTGCTGATGTTATAAAAAGGAGATAACTATAATTGCTAATACAACACATTGAATGTATTGAACAAAAATATATTGAGTATATGCTTGAATAAAAAGAAGATGTGAAAACAAAAATGTAAAAAATTATAATAGATACTGATGACGTTGAATTAAATGTGAATGGAATAGTTTTGAAGAATTTTACAAAGATATGTGAGATTCTTACGAAGAATGACTTACAATAGATAGAATAAACAATAATTGAAATTACTATAAAGAAAATTGCAGATGGGCAACTTATAAAGAACAAGCTAGAAATACTAGAAAAACATTATTTTATAAATGAAGAGCTGTTAGAGAATGGTGCGAAGAACTAGGATTAAATTTTTCAACATTTTATACAAGAAAGAATGTACAATGATTATCAATAGAAGAATCTTTATTTTATAATAGATTTTAATCCCCCCCCTAATAGATAATAACCTATAAAAAAAGATGAGAGAAAATGAATATAGAACATATAAACTTATTAACTCCTAAAGAGCAAGAAACACTAGAACAATTACATATAGATAAACACAACCTAAAATTAACTAAAGAAGAAATAGAAAAAATAAATACTAAAATAATTGATTTGCAAGAATTAATGAAAGCAAGACTATTTAATTTAACTAATATTTAACCTAAACTACTATGACTTATAAGTTACTAAAAGATATTAAGTGAGTGAAAGCTTGAACAGAGTTTTGATATGACCAGTGAGTAGTTTTACCTATATGAATATCTATGTTCTCAGAAGAGGCTAAAAATATTACATGCTTAATTGAGAGTTTATGAATAGATAATACTGAATATTTTAAAACTAATACTTAACCAAAGATACTATGAAGAAACTATTAGATACTTTTTGAGATTTTAAATATGATATATTTACAACAGATGCAATTAAATGACAAACTGATTATAGTTATGATGAAAGAATGGGAGAAATATTATATGTAAAAAAATATAATTGAAAACTTGATTACGAAACTACTAATGAGTATATTACATTAAAAGAATCTCCTAAAAGGAAATTTAAACTTAGTATTGTTACTAAGATTAAATAAACTTGTAATATAAACTTATATAATTATAATAGATACATATTAACTATAAAAAAATGATTGAATCAAAGACAGTAAGAAAGGATAAATTAAAGAATAAAGCTAAGATAATTAAGGCTGTTTTAAATAGTCCTTTAGATACTCAAGATAAGATAGCTAAAACGGCTTGAGTTAATAAATCAACTGTTTCAAGGCAACTAAACGAAATGCAACAAACTGCAACAAAAGACGATAGAATCCTTTGATTAACGGATAAAGACTTTGAATTGATGACTAAAATTCAAGAAGAAAAGTTAAGAAGAATGAATGAAGAATGAAAAGAATTAAACAATGCAGATATTGATAAATGGGACAATACATCTTCAAAAAGATATAGTTTATTTAGATGAGATGCAACTGATAAAGATTGAGGAATGAAAAGACCTGATGTAATATTTGAAATTGTTAATCCTGAATAATATGTCTGAAATTAAAAGAATTAAAGTTAAGCCAACAAAGAAGCAATTTAAAGCACTTATGTTATTATTAAAAGATAACTTAGTGTCTTTTTTGTGATATGGTTGAGCTGCTTGATGATGAAAAACAATACTTGCTGCTATATGGATTGCTATGATGTGTTCAAAATATCCTTGAGTTAGATATTGAGTATTCAGAAGATATATAACAGATGCTTTAGATACTACATTTACATCATTTACTAAGGCTTTAATTATTATATGATTAAAAGAAGCATCTACAATGGCTGAGTTAATGAAGCCTTGAAGTGATTATGATTATGTAGTAACAAACTGATGAAAAGAAATAAAGTTTTGGAATGGTTCTGAAATATGGTTTAGATGATTACAAGATAAACCCACAGATGTTCATTTTACAAAGATAGGTTGATTAGAATTAACTTGAGCTTTTGTAGATGAAGCAAATGAATGTCCTGAGTTATGAATACTTACTCTTAAAAAGAGAGTATGAAGACACATGAATATAGAACATAATATACCTAGAAAGGTTTTATGTACTTTTAATCCTGATAAATGATGGGTTTATAGAACATTTTACTTACCATATAAGAATGAAAAGGAAATAAATGATGTTAAATTTATTCCAGCTCTTCCAACAGATAATCCATATTTATCTGAAGAATATATAGAGGAATTAAGGAATGAAACTAATGAAGTATTAAGACAAAGATATTTTTATGGTAATTTTGATTATGATGATACTCCTTGAAGATTATTTGAATATGATAAGATAATTGCATTATCTAAGACTAAAACACCATATAATAATATTAAATATATTTCTTGTGATGCTGCTAGAAAATGAAAAGATAAATGTGTTATAATGGTTTGGGAGTGATTTAATATGATTGATATAACTGTATTTGATAAATGTGAAATACCTGAAATATCAAAAGAAATCAGGAGACTACAAGAAAAACATTGAGTAGATAATCAGAATACAATAGTAGATGAAGATTGAGTTTGAGGTTGAGTAGTTGATGAATTATGATGTTTATGATTTGTAAATAATAGTTCTGCAATATCTCCATACTGAGCTAAGAATAATAACTACTTAAAAAGAAACTATGTTAATCTAAAAACACAATGTTATTTTGAATTAGCAAAAGTAGTAAATGATAATATAATGACTGTAAATTTAGATGTAAAAGCATTTAATCTATTATCAGAAGAATTAGATATAATAGTTCAAATAGACTTAGAAAAAGATAGTAAAATAAGAATAATAAGTAAAGATAAAATAAAAGAAAAACTTTGAAGAAGTCCTGATTACTCAGATACTCTAATGATGAGATGTTACTTTAACTTAGTATATTGAGGAATACAATATGAAGATGAGGAGATAGAAGAAAATAATACAAGGCAAGTAATATATGATATAGAATGAGTAGATTCACTTGATGATATTATGAATATGGAAGAGAATAATGAATTAGATGATGTTTCAATAATATAATTTGACTTTATTATATAATAATTATACTAAAACTATATAACTTAATTAATACTGATGAAATCAAACAAAGAACTTTATAATGATTTTTTTAAACAAGTAGATAAATCAGAAAAAGAAATAATTTCAATAGTACAATCTCAATATAATGAATGAGATACTTTTATGACTAATAAAAGACTTCAATTAGATGCTAATTTTGAGCTTTACAAAAACACAAAAGAAGATAATTGAGAAATATGAGATGAAACTACATATTCTACTGTAAATGCTTTATTAGCTAGATGAATTACAGAAGATTTTAGATGAGAATTTGAAGCAGGTAATGCTAGAGATAAAATAGTCACAGACAATCTTAATTCTATGTTACAACAAGATTATGATAATGATGATATGCTAGCTGTAGACTTGTATTGAAACTTCTTTAAATATGTAATGTGAGTTTATATTAAGTTTGATACTGAATGGAACTGAATCACTAAAACTCCTGTGTTTAATTATGTAGACCCTAGAAGCTGGATACCTGACCCTAATTGAGATTATGCTACTTGAAGATTTGCATTTAGTTGATTTGAAGCATTAATTTGAGATTATTGAATAGATACAAAGTGGTTAGATTATGAAAATCTATCTCCATTAAATCAAGGTTATAGTTCATCAAGTTTACAAAAATATAGAGACCAACAATTAGAGTGATATAATAATATAGGGACTTGAGTAGATAATCCTTACTATGATATATATTATCATTATTTCTATGTTACTGATAAGAAAGGTAAACAAAGAAAAGCAATGGCTATTACAGGTAATAATAGAAGTCTATTACTTAAAATAGAATTATATGAAAACATAAGTGATAATATAGAAGTAGAATTCCCATTTAGTTTTGAATACTTTGGATTTGAGGCTAATAATCCATTATGAGATAATGTTGTAAATCATACAGCAGAACCTCAAAAAGTAAAAGCTCTAATGAGAAATTTAAGAGTAAAGAAAAGTAAGGCTGAGTTATATCCTATGTATTTTTATAATGATAAATACTTAGATAAAACTAAATTAGCATTTTGATTTAATAAATTTATACCTGTTTCTACTAAACAAGATTGAGCTATTGATTTAAACTCTGTTATTACATCATTTAAACCTGATTCAAGAGCTGATAACTCTTATCAAATATCAAATGATATGGATAATCAAATAGAAAGAGCTACAAGTATATGAGCTAATATACAATGAAGTACAATAGAATGAGTTGATACAAAAGCTACTGAGATGAATCTTATACAAGGTAATTCAGATATAAACATATCATATAGAGAGAAAATAGCTAATATAGGTAAAAAACAATTTGTAAAAGTTTGGTATCAATCATATTTAAGAAACTTTGAAGAATGAGATAATAAGATTGTTATAATGTATAACTGAGTATGAACTACTCCAGTTGAACTAACAAAAAAAGATTTCTTCTTATCTTCATATAATAGAATTAGAATAAAATCAAAAACTCAGGTAGAAATACAGAGGAAAAAAGAAGTACAAGCATTATCACAGCTAGTTAATCTAGTTATGAGTATGGATAATATAGATAATTACCAAAAACTGCTACTTCTTAGAGATTTTGCTGAATGATTATGATATGATAAAAATAAAATTGATACTAGATTATGATGATGACCTGAAGAAGAATTAATAAAAGAAGAAAACTGAATATTAGAAGATTGAATATATTATCCTATAAGTGAAGAAGATAATCACTTTATGCACATCATATTACAAAAACCTTTTAAAAATTCTACACAAGAAGCATTATTACATTTCCAAGCACATATTACGGCTTGGATAGCACAATGAAAACCTAAAGATATATCTGTAAACTGAACACAGCAAGCTATGCAAGCAAGTATGGCAGCTTCTAGTAATGCACAGATGAATCAAAGTAATCCACAATGAGCCACTTTAACTACTTAATAACAAAAACATGGAAATAAAAGATAAAAACCTATTCGTTTCTGAATATGCACAATTATTAAAAGATAAATGATATATAGAGTTACTTGAAAAATATAATAAAGATATTGATAATAGAAGAAAACAAGTATTTGCAATGTACACATCTATTGAATGAGGACATTTAACAGAGAATCAAATTTATAATGAAAAAAATGCAGCAGTAGAAATATTATCAATTTTACTAGATGCTAAAGAGGATTTTGAAAAAATACAATTAACATGAACTAAATATATATTAGAAGAATTAGAAGAATTAATTAAATGACATGCTAAAATGATACAAGAAAATATTGGTTGATTAAGTTCTTGATTAACTATGTCTGTATATACTGAAACTGATATAATTTTAAAATGAGTATCTGCTTTAGAAAGTGTTGTTACATGTTATGAAAAAGAATTAGAAAACTGTAAAAAAGTAGAACAAGATGATTCTACAACAACAGAGGTAGAAGAAGATAATTCGTAAATTACTATTACTCCTTAGAAATAGGGGGTAAAATGTAGTTTGAGAATACTATACAAAATTCTTTATATTTTACCTGCTTAACAAAATATCTAAAAATGGCAGAATTAGACACAGAAGAAATAGTTGAAACTCCTGAAATAGAAGAAGAAACTATTGAAATAGAAGAATCATCTGATGATGATATAACTTATGAACAAGCAATGGAATGGAAAAAGAAAGCTGAAAGTCTTGCAAAAGCTGAAGCTAAAATAGTTGAACTTAAAAAAACAACTAAATCTAATCCAGCTAAAACTGAAAATAAAACAGAGACTAATCAAGACCTAGAATTAAGATTATTCTTTATAGAAAATCCTGAATTAAAGGAAGATAAAGATTGAATAATGGAAATATTAAGTCAAGAGAAGTACAATACATTAACTCCACTAGAAGCTAGAGAAATATATAATCTAAATAAACCTAAACAAAGTGAATCAAAACAATGAGATTTTGGGGGTTGAAGTTATATTCCAAAACCTAAAACACTTTGAGAAATGAGTGATGAAGATGCTTTAAAACTATCTCCTACAGATTATATAAAAAGACTTAAGGCTAGATGAGAGTTATAATTAACTTTTAACTAAAAAATTATGGCAGCAATAAATGCTAATTCTACTACTGCGTGGAATCAAACTAAATATGCTAAGACAGTATCAGCTTTACTTTTTACAAAGTCAGTTGCAATGTCGTTAGCAAATACAGAGCTTAGAGCTAATATGGCTGATGGTACTACAATTACTAGACCAACAACTTCTTTCTTAGGAATTACTCAATATACTCCTAATAATGAAACTACTTATTCAGATTTATCTATGGGTAGTGAAACATTAGTAATTAATGATACTCCAATGGTTGCATTTACACTTGATACTATTGAATCAGATGATGCAGGTTGGAATATAACTATGAATACTATGGGAAATGTAGCTAGATTATTAAAAGAATATATTGATGGTAAATTCTTCGGACAAGTATTAAACTTTGACAATACTTTACCTGCTACAGTTGTTTTATCTAAAACTAATGCTTATGACACTATGTCTTCTGCTATTGCAGGATTAATTAATGCTTGAGTAGATGAAACTGAAATATCATTAGCGGTTGATGCTTTTGGTGTTGATTATATAGGACAAAATGCAGTTAATTCTTCATTTGCTCTATCAGATAGAACATACTCAGCAGGTTATACTGGTAAAACAGTTGCTGGTGCTGAATTAGTAAGAAGTGAAAACTTAACTATGGTAGGTTCATTTGCTGTAGGTTGAGCTGCTCCAGCAGATTGAAATACAGTTACAATAAATGGATTAACATTTACATATAAAACTACATTAACTCCTACTGCTTGAGAAGTTCTAATTGGTGTTTCTGCAACTACTGCAGCAACTAATTTAACTTCTGCAATTAATGGAACAGGAACTGCATGAACTGATTATGTAGCTATTACTGCTAAAAACAGAAATAAATACTTAAGAGGATTCTCTGCTACTTCTGCTACTACTACTGTTACTTTTACTTCTACAAGAGGTTATAGAGGTGCAGCAGCATTTGGTAGAACAATGACAGATGCAGCAAATAAATTTGGACAATTCGTTATTTACTATGCAGCAATGCAAAATAAATCAATTCATATGGTTATGAGAGATTTAGTAAGAAGTGTATCAGGTAGAATACCTAAAACTCTTACTACTGAATACTTAACTTGGAATAGATTTGGTTTAAAAGTATTTGAAGATGGTGCTGAAAGAGGTATAATTATTCCAGTTGAAGCGAGAGCTGCTGAATAATAGCTTAAAACTAATCTCCTATTCGTAGGAGGTTAGAAATTAATTTATTATATAATTTTAAAACTATGTTAAGACCAGCAATTAATAAAAAAACTTGAGCTGCAGATTTAATTAATATTGAAACTTGTACTAATATAAATGATTATATTATAGTATGAATTTCTAAAGAAGCTAATCAGGATAGTATGGGTTTAAATTGAGAATCAGTATGAACAGAATCTCCTACTAGAAAACTTGCTTTAAAACAAGAAGAAGAATATGAAAAATCACAAATTGATGCAGCTTTATTAAAAAATGCTGAAATAAATAAGAAAACAAATAAGAAATCTAAAAAATAACATAAAATATTATGGCAAATATTACACTTGGTTCAATGTGGACAAGAGTTACAGACCAAATTAATATCTCACAGACTAAATATACATCTGTGAGGTTTTTAGAAGATGTTAATGTTATTGTACAAGATATATGGAGTGAAGTATCTAAAAAGAAGTTATGAAACTCTAACTGGGATATTTGGTATACTGATACTGTATCTTTACAAGATGAATATGTAAAACCTCTTGCTACAAGTACAACTATATGAGCTGAATATATAGAAAACTTATCAATAGCTTATGATAACTTAACTTACGACCAGACTTGAAATAAACAATATATTCCTTGTACTGATGCAACTGAATCACAAATAGCAAACTGGGAATATTATTTAGAACACCAACCTAAAACAAATCCTATCTATTTTCAAAGAGATAAGAGTGTTTTTATAGCTCCTGACCCTAGAAGTGATGAAATATGAACTAATAGAATTAAAGTATCTTGAGTAAGAAGTGTAGATAGTTGAAATTGGACTACATCTACAACAGAAACTGATATGAATATTCCTAATTTTATGTTAGAAACTATAGTAATTTGATGTATATGGAAAGCCTGAATTATTAAAGTATTAGATAGAAATGAAATTGCTTGATTAAAAAATGATTATATTTATGAAAAACAACAAACTATTTATAAATTAGATAATCATTGAACTTTTATAAATGAATTTCCTAATTAAATAATATGAAAAGATTAGTAATAAATAAATTTAATGGATGAATAAGTAATGACCCTAGTTTTTTATGATTAGGGTTTCTTAATTATGCAGAATGAGTAGATGTAAGAAAAGATAGTAAACAAATAACATTAAGTTATTGAACACCTGATTATAAATATTTATG